TGTTGGTTAAAATATTCTTGGTTTTGCGTTGGTGTACGTCTTATATATTCAATAGCCATTATAAAATTTTATTTAAGTGTCTAACACCATGTTCATCAGTAACCATTTCACCTTTTTCTAAGGTACAAGTATAAGCAACTTGATTACCTGCATTGCGTTCTGCTACTCTTTTACCCTCTAAACACACTGATAAACTAGGTTGATGATACCAACCATCTAATCGTCTATCATTACCCTCAATGATAAACATTGATAAAACGAATACCATTTCAATCATGTGTTCCATTGCCTCTTAATTTGTCTGTTAATTCTTCTAAATCTATGACTCGTTCTTCAAGAAAATCTACTTGCAGTTGGGCTTTTCCTATTAGTGGTAATTGTGTTTCAGAGTTACTTTGTAACGATTCTAATCTACCAGAAATAAATTCAATTAACAAAAAAGCCTCTTTTAGTTGACTATCTATTTCTGTTACTGGGATAGTATCTATATGCTCATTTATTAGTTCAATATCATTTAAAATTAATGCTTGGCTTGTTTCTAATGCAGTAATCCTATTCGTTAAACTACTGTACCCAAAGACTGCTGATGCAACCACCATTATAATTCCAATTAAGTTAATAATTGGCATGGAAATGGCACGTTCAGAACTTACTGAAATTGGTTTTTCAGACATTATTGAACCCCATCTAGTGATGCGTATATTTCAACTCCCATTCCATTTTCCCATGTGGCATTAGCAGGTATTTTGACTTCTATCTTATGGTATTTTCCGCTTTGTCTAAATGAGGCAACACCATTATCATTGCAAGTTGTAAAACCACTTTCTTTAACTGTACCACCTGCACGTTCTCTACTTTGTAAATTTATTTGACTTGGTGTGTACCCTAAAAAATTAACATTTAAAATATTTTGGTCTGGTGCTACTACAATAGATAACAGTGTGTCATTAACTATGGTTGCTACAATAAACTTAGCATTGTTAAACTGACTAGATACATCATTAACTCTAATAACATCACCAACACTTAATTGCGTGGTAAATGCAGTGCCAGTTCCATTAATTGTAGTGCCAGTAATCGAAATTGTGCCACTAGCAACTTTAGGTTGCACATCTATAACTGGGTTAATGCTAGTAATAAATGTTCTTTTGCCATCAGCATATTCTTGTTCCCCTATGCTTAATGTTGCCTCTAAGTTATTACCACTAAATGTACCAAACTTATTGTTGCCATCAAATGCAGAGAAAAACAATGTTCCACCTTGCCATATTCTACTATCAAATGAATCTGTAAATGTTTCTATGTCAGTGCTTATGTTGTCTAATGCCTCAAGTGTTGTGCCAGTAGTAAATGCACTTGATACGTTTTGCGTTGCTATATCAATATAAGACCATCTATCAGCAGAATAATTGTAACATAAAATTCTATCTGGGTTGCCACCAGATGAGTTAGTGGTTTGGTATGACCAAAAAATTAATTTATTTAGTGGGTCATGCCCAGATGTAATTCTTAATATATTTGATTGGTCTAAGCTGTCATCAAACCATTTATCAATTTTATTCTCACCTATAAGAGTTGTACTTTCACCATTTGTTTTGCAAAAACCATCTTGAGATAAGAAAAATGTTTCTGAACCTACTGTTTGAATACTACCATGTGCTATTGCACCTCGTTCTTGCTCAATGGCTCTAATCTGAAAGATAGATGAACCACCTACAAAGTTAAGCTGAAATATTTTATTTACACAAAGTACAATGCCAAACTCACCACCAACTATGCCAGTTATCTCTGATGTATCAAATAATGTTTCTTCATCTGATTGGTCAGTACCTACTGTCCAACTTGCATGATTGCCAATAGCTGACCAATGTAATTTATTTCTATTTGTAGGTTGCCACCCACTTACAACAAAGTTTCTAACAACTGCTGTATGCCAATAAGTTGGTGGACTACCACCTAAGTTAGCCCATGCAGTGCTTGAATCTAATTGCCATACTTGAGGTGCGTCTGCACCATTACTTGCAATAATATAGTTACCAAATTGTGTAAACTGCCAATCATTATCAGCAGGTGTACTAAAAGTTGTACCACCACTAACATCTGAAAATGAGTTAGCAAGATAACGATATAATTTTGTACTATCACCTGCAAATGACGTTATGTTACCTGATGATGATTTAAAACTTGCAAAACCTTGACATCTATTACCTAAAGCATTTGTGCTTACTGGTGCAAGACCTTTAGTCGGTTTGTAGCTTTTAAAAGATGGCACTACGTTTCTTGCCTCGACTAAACCCTCGTTTCTGTAATCTGGGTGGTCTGGAGTCCAGTCTAAAAATTGTTTATATGCCATAAACTGTTATTCCTCGTTTACAGTTGACCGCATAATTAATGGTGCATCTTGGTTGTATTTATTCTTTGTATTTAAAGCCACAACTCTTTCAACACCATTGTTATAAAAACTTAACCATTCTTGAATTATTGTAGGGTCAATACCTCTTATAAAAGTATGCGAAAAATATAATGCACCATACAAATAGACATCTGCATGGTTAGTCAGCACGTCATTAGTGTCGGCATCATTTACCAGTGTGTCAAATTTTTTATAGTAATACATTTTAACAGAATAGGTGCTATCTGGCATAGGGTAAAAATGTATGTTATCGCCAATGATTGTATAAACCTCTGGTTGCCCTACCAATGAACCACCATACATACTAAATGCTGTTTCTGGTGAAACATATTGCAGTGAGTCTTTTCTATTACCATCAATATAAATAGTGGCTACACCAAGAAAGCCACTGGGCAATGCCTCTATCTCATCATTAACATTTAATGTAGCAAGGTTAATCATCTTATTGTAACCAGAGTTTGCTAGTTTACTGTTAAAGTCTTGTTCAGCTAGTGCAACAAAGTCAGTTATTTCATTTGTTAAATCTGAACGACCTAACCAGTTAGCAATACTGGATTTTAGGTTTGCAAAATTATTTAGTGCCATTTAAAAAGTTCCCTCTGATGTTCTTAAATATGCCCACTTAGGGTTATTTAATTTACGTTTTAAGTATTTGTGTTGTTCTTCACCTTCTAAACTGGTGAACATAAAGCCATCTTCTTGCAACCACTGGTATGCAATAATAGTTGGTATTTCTGCAATGGCTCTCATAGATTTATCTCTATTGTACCCACTGCCAAATTCGTTTCTTTGTGCCTTGTTGTGTTTTAAGATGTTTTCTACATCTTGATATTTGTGTTCTATTAATGTTTTTGATTGCTCATCTGCTTTAACAATCGTTCCCATTTCACCATTATGTGTGTGTTCGTATGTTTTTGCCATTTTCTAATTGTTTTTTTAATTTTCGCACTTCCCAGTTTAAAGTTAAAATTTTCATATCTTTTTCCAATGTCTCTTTTGCAGTAATATTTTTATAATCTACAAATAACTCATACCAGTATTCTAATTCTTTTATGTATTCATCTTTAGTTTTTGTTTTGCCATTTTCAGAATATTTAAACTCAGCACCAGATAATCTTGGTAAACCTTTAGCACTCATATTTCTTGAATTGGTTTTTTTTCAGCACTATCTATAAATCTTTCTTGAAACATTTTTTGAACCTCATGCACTGAAAGTTTTTTACCATAAATACCTAATTTTTTAGAGGCACGTTGCCGTCTATTAATTTTTTTCTTACCTCTATCATTATAAACAACCCATCTTGGTACTTCATTAAAACGCAATTTATCTGTATATTGTTTCCAAGTTAAATTTATTGTTGTTTTCATACACTCGTTATTATTGTTAGTGTTACAAAAATCACAAACACTATAACAAGCAGAGGGTTTTATAACCCAAGCAGATTTTTTTCTAAATCCATGAAAAAAGAAAGACATTGTATTTTTATCTGTCTTACCTATATAGTGTGCTTGTTTGCTGTCTCTATAGATAAAATCGCCTTTGTTTCTTTTAATTCCCTCTATACCCTCAAAATATTCTATGTAACCACCAGAGGCTATATAAGAAATTGTATTGTAAGGGTGTAAATGAAAGGCTTGTCCATCTGCACCATACTCAGATTCTTCTATCCTATGAATCCATAAATTAGGCAACCATCTATATTTTGCTTTACCACTTTCAACATCTTCCTCATCTGGCTCTACACCAAAAACAAAATATCTTCTTACTAAAACATTACCAAAAGTATCTACTAATGCTTTACATCTTCCAGTATCTTCAAGATACTTTAAGAATTTATTAATCATTTATATATCTGAATAATCTTGCAAGGCTTTTCGCTTGTATTAGTTATTTTAATAGATTCACTTGTTTGATTTCTGCAAGAATATTTTGGAATACTTGTTCCATTAACATCTACTTCTTGAGAAAATATTGTATAACAAATGTTATCACCTATTTTTCCTGCATCAAAAACTTGCCCTACACTTAAATCTATTTGCCTAGTGTTCCAATCTTCAACACTATTCATTCTTTGAATACAAATTATAACTGAGTTATCTGTATCAAGTGTAAACCCTGCTTTACCACACTTTAAGCCATATTTAAAAGTAATTGGATTCCAATCAGAGTTACTTCCTTCAAATGTAAATGTTGCTTTATATTTTTTATTTTCAAAATCTCTAACTATTTTGACTGTTTCGCTAAGACTATTAAAGTATGAGGTAAATTCATCTAAGTCTTTCTCAGTAATTGGTTCAGAATCCCACTCCCAAAAAGCAGTAAGTGTTCCCTCTGTTAAAATATGACTTTGACCATTTTCTGTTATGTTTTCGTTGCCATTGTAGAGTTTAGAATGTAAGTCAAAATGCAATACTTCTGATAGTTCTGTACGAGAAATTTCATTACCCGCTTTAGTATTCTCTGAAACATTAACTTGCAAATTATTATCAAATTGACCAATACTTTTAAATTTAACTGTTCTTATTCTAGTCATATTTCTTCACTTGTTGTGTTAGGTAGCTGTTCAATATCTCTTGTAGATTCTATTTTTCCTGTTTTGGTATTTACATAATAAAATTTTGTGTCATAACCTAATTCTTCTAACCATTCTTGCAAAATTTTAACTTCAAAA